CCTCACCAAAACTCCAAATACGCTGTGTAGAATCTGTGAGATTGACTTTGATACTAACATCATTTTCTGATTCTATGTTTCTTGCGATGTTGGCAGTGCCAGTGAATGCTGTGGTCTGCACAGAAGAGTCTGGGAAAGTTAGTGTCCCGTTGGCAGCAAATGTCCATTCGTTTGTTTCGTTATTTGTTTTAATAGAAACGCTGCCAGTTCCGTCAGTGCCTGCTGATACAATAATATGATTGGGAGCAGCAGTTAATAAACTTCCGTTGTCTTCTTCAATACCAATGTTGCCTGGTAAGTAGATAGATCCCGGTATAGTTAGGTTTCCGGTATTGCCAAAAGTCCAGGTATTTGCTCCGCTGTTGGATTTAATGTTAACAACACCGTTGAATCCAAGACCTGTTGCTGTCAATGTAACATTTCTACCTTTTGCTAATAGACCACTATTTTCTTCTAAAGTAGCCGCTTCTGCTGAACTTGGTAATGTTAATATCCCATCCTCTCCAAACTGCCATCTACGCAGGGTAGAATCTGTAAGATTGATGTCTATGTTGATGTTGCCTTCGCTACGGATAGCACCACCTAATGTTATATCACCTGCCACTGACAAGGATACATTTTGTATCGTCACAAGATTATTTTCAATAACTAGATTGTTGTAACCTCCAACAGTGAAATTGATCTGCGAAGCAAGACCATTTATGTTTTCTACATCCACATTGTTGCTGTTGACATTGACAAAATTTCCTACTGCCACTGTGAGTTCTGTGGCATAAATCTTATTATCTACTGCATCTATCATCAATGTGCTATCGTCAGCAAACACTGAACCTTTGAAATCAGTAGGAATACTGGCTGCTGTGATGAATCCTGAATCATTGGCGAGTTGGCTAGTCAGTGTTGGTATAGTTGGAGCACCACTTAAAACACTGTAAGGAATAGATCCGCTGACAGCATCAACTAACAAAGTGCTGTCATCAGCAAACACTGAACCTTTGAAATCAGTAGGAATACTGGCTGCTGTGATGAATCCTGAATCGTTGGCGAGTTGGCTGGTCAGTGTTGGTATAGTTGGACGACCAGATAGATCACCGTAGACACCTGAAGTGGCCACCGTAGCAAATGTAGGCTTGCCTGTGACGCTAGCCCAGGTTGGCGTGCCACCGACCACGGTACCGCCTGCGGTTAATGCACCATTAGAGTCTATGCCTAATGCTGTACCACCGATAAAAATAGTATTATTGCTTACATAAAGACTACGCCAGGGATTAGAACTAGATCCCAGATCACCTCCGTTGGCAGTTGAAGGAAGGATATCTCCTCCTACAGTTAAATTGCTTGAGATAGTCGTGGCTTGATCTATGGTAATGCCACTGCTGTCTGTGGTACTCATAGTACTACCAGAGAACTCAAAAGCACCTAGGTTAAGTCCATCGCTGTCTAAGCCCAGTGCCACATAAAGCTCTGTAAAGTTAGCATTTACTTTTTGGAACGCAGCACGTAGGCTATCACCTTTCTTGTCATTGGCCGTTGCGCCTACGTTAATTGTTTGCTTTGTCATTTATGCGCCCCTTATACCAATGCTGCTATTCTTGCCTGGAAGGCAGCGAAATCTGCGCTGGCTGCCACTACCGCTTTAAGTTCTGTTAAATTAATTACTCTACTGCCTTTAAGTGTCAATCTCTCCGCCACGGTAATGTCATTTTCGAAACTAACATCAGTGTTGAATGTGGTCTGTACGTCAACGGTTAATCCGCTGGAGTCAGTGGTTGATATAGTGCTGTTTATAAACTCAAGAGTTGATGTGTAGAATAATTCTTTCGTAGTTGAATTGTAAACCACAGGTCTCGCTGCCGATGTTGTTGATCTCACAGGATCCACGAATAGACCAGCCGCTGAACCATTTAACACAACTCCGCTGGCATTGATCACAATGCTGCCGGCAGCTTGATTATTATTTCCTGCTAGATAACCTAAGGCCACGGCATTAGTACCCTGATTAGTTTCACCAGCAGAAACGCCCACAGCCACAGCGCCTAGACCTTGACCGGTCGTAGCTGCCAATGTTCCAACGGCCACTGCAGCCGCCCCCTGATTGGTAGCACCGGCCTGTGTGCCTACGGCTACAGAACTGACTCCTTGATTGGTCTGTCCTGCTTGTCCGCCTATTGCCACAGCACTGATACCTTGATCAGTCTGACCTGCTGCTGATCCTATAGATATAGTGTTTACGCCTTGATTGGTCTGTCCAGCAGTGCTGCCTAATGCTATGGAACCTTCTGCGGTTCTCAGGGTTGTGGCTTCTATGTTTCCATACACTGTGGCAGTGTTGCCATCTATGATCTGCGAACTATTATCTGCAAATACCGAACCAATGAAGTTACCTCGTAACACACCAGCCACAGCATCTACCATCACAGTAGAATCATCAGCGAACACTGAACCTCGTAGGTCAAACACTGGATTCACAGCGATGTTTAAAGTATCAGTGCCTGGTGTTTTTGTCAGGGTGATGGTTGCATCGCTGGTGATGTTTAATACGTCACTGACTGCATCTGCCTGCAGTCTATTTGCTGAATCACCATTGACTTCAATCTGAGTGAATGCATTGACCGCCGGAGCTGAATTTGTGATAGTGACATCACCTGTTGCAGTATCTGCACTCACAGTGATACCCACACCCGACGATATACTAATCACACCTGCATTTGTAATTCTTAGATTATCACCAACTGATCCAGATATATTAATACCAGCACCTGTAGTTCTTCCTGAGGGCAATGCTGTGGTACTTTGTAGACTGCGCACGCCCGCATTGGTTATTGTAGCAACTCCACTAGCTGTGGCCACAGTAGCACCTAGACCGGCTGTTATACTCAGTATGCCTGTGTTTGATATAGTGATTGAGTCTGCACCTGAGCTTACCAGCATGTTGACACCGCTACCACTAACAAGATTTAGTGTATCACCAAATTCTGTTGCCACCACACTGTTGCCTGCATCTACCTCAATGGTTTTAAAAAACGTTTTATCAGGATCTATAATTAAGCTAGTACCGACACCGGTTATGGGATCTCCTCCTATAGTAGAATTGGCTGGAAGATTAACTGTTAGCCCGATACCTTTGATCTGTGCATTTCCTAGAAATACCCCGTTTAATGGATCAACTAAAGTATGTTCGTTGGTATAAACTGACTTCCAACGATTTGTAACACTACCAAGACTGCGTAGATTATCTGTGGTTGGACGAAGATCAGTATCGAGAGTTTCAAAGTTTATAGGTGTAAGACCGCTTCCGCCACCTATAGTAGCGATTATAACATCAAAATTTTCATTGATCAGTGTAAACGCTTCATTAACGTCACTCCATAACAATGGAGGTGCTCCTGGAGATATGTTGTTATTAAATGCAGTGGCTGTGATCAAACTACTGCCATCTGAAACCACAGTCTGTGATAAATTCACAGTCCATGCGCTGCCTGATCCAGAAACGATAAAAGTACCTTGTAATACTCCAGTACCATACAGAGCGTTTCCTACTGTGATCGTACCTGATACCAACGAAGTTACAGTAAGGGTAGTTCCTGTGATAGACCCTAAAAATGTTGCTGCCATTATGTTCTCCCTACTGCTATTTCGACTAATCCAATATGATCCGAATCGTAGTCTTTGATTGCTTTACCTACCACTGTACCTACTTGGATATCTCCGCTGGCAGCCACTGCCACACCTGCTATTCCTGAAGTGATTAGTATATCTCCTTTGCGGATCTTACCAACCACTTTACAGGGCACACGCCCCTGTAGTGCCATGAGATTTTTCAATCCCGGACAGGCTTCAAACATGGTGTAGGCTGCGGTGTTTGAGACAACACCTGCTACGCGAGTATCACCTTTTATGTTTGTGGTTGTTACTTCTTTATCACCACCAAATACAAGAACCGTTCCTACTTCGTATTCCTTGTCGCCTTCGTAGTTTTCTGCAAGGTCAGCGGAGTAAGTGGCCTGCAATCTTGATTCGTTAGGTGAAGTTCCAGTTAGTGTCCATCGTCCTGTTATTGTACCACTGGTGGTGTTACCACCAGTGGTTATTGACGTACACTGTATTCCTGTAAAGGTTCCTGTGCCGGTAGAGGTTATGGCACCAACCGCAGTGATAGGTGCGTTTGCTGCTCCTGTTTTGTTTTTGAACTCGTGTGCGTCATTCCAATATGCAATTTTGTTATTAGCCGCTATCGCAGTATCACTCTGTATTAAGATTCCGCCCACGGTATTATAACCATAATACCTAATATATCCACCGGAACCTCCGACTACATCTGTATCTACGGACAAGTTGGTATCAATCTTAATACTCTGTACGTCTATGGTTCGACCACCAAAGTCTCCATTTGAGTCTCTGGCTATGAGCTCCGATGCTCCAACACTGCTAGATGATCCTGCTGAAGAGTTAATTATACTATAGTTACCATCTGCGGCACTGCTGACACCACTAACTCGTTTGAGAAACCCCACACTAGAATACTGCGTTTTCTTTATGGATCCGCCTTCGTCTACCACAGTTGAAAATGCTACTGCGCTAGGCGTAGAAGCAGTCACTGACGAATTACCTACTAAAGTATCTGGAGCCAGTGTTTCTAACTTGCTTACAGCAATAGCAGCAGCAGCATTTATGTCTGTGTTTACAATGCTGGTTGCAAGATTCAATTTACTGTATGCGATAGCAGCGGCAGCATTTATGTCTGCGTTTACAATGCTGGTTGCAAGATTCAATTTACTGTATGCGATAGCAGCAGCAGCATTGATATCACTATTAATGATCGAACCTGCCACAATCTGTGCATTGATCTGATTTAGTGCAGAATCCACTCCTGTTGTAAGCTCAAAAGTAATATCACCAATTACGCTGGCATTTATAGCAGCATCACCTGAACCAGTGAATACTAGAGCATCTCCTGCCTTAGCATTAGTTACAGTAAGGTCTTGTAAATTACTTGTTGTCAAGCTGCGTAGATTTACAGCATCTTGCGGCGATACGGGATCTGCGAGACCTACGATTAAATTATCGGCCATCTGCATGGTTCCCTTCATGGCCAAGGTGCCATTAAGAGCCATGAAACCACCTGTCACCGAAGGAATTAACTGTGTGCTAATTACCGCTGATCCGTCGTGTTGCATGCCTAATCTACGTTCGATATAGATACGTGTGGCGTTTTCTGTAGGCACAGTATCTGTGGCGTTGTCAGTGAATCCCGAATCAGTTGAAAATTCACTGACAGGTACACCACGTTTGAAACCAATACCATCTAAGTTACTCAGTGCAATACTAGCTGCAAATGTAACTGTTCCTGTTCCCTGATCTACTCTGAAGAATGGTCCGACAGAGAAGTTACCAAATTGATCAGTGGTAACATAAAACACACGACCTACATCTCGTTCTTCTACTTCAGTGTCTGGATTGAGACTGTTAACACTTGGGCCGTAGATTTCTTTGGGATAGTTGGTGTCTGCATATGATCCCGTACCTATCTCTAGTAGATCGTGGCCTGTTACGCGAGTCAAAGAAATACGTATAGTTAAGTTACCTAGAGCACCATTTGATCTTATAGGCACCGCCGCTTTGGCAGTATAACTAGTCTGATATGCTATCAAACTATCTACTAATGGTCTATTCAAATATACTCTTGCAAAAGTAGTATTGGTCACTGCTAATGTATCATACTGTGAGACTATGTATTCCTCACCTTTGAACATTACTTTAGATCCAACCATTCTGCTGATATTCTGATCCGGCACCGCTACGATTGGGAATTGTGTATCTCCAGCTCTACCGAATACTCTAGTAACGGTGTGTGTGCCGGTCTGTGTGCCAGTCGTATCAACAGCAGAGCCACCTGGTGCAAGGCTGATTCTAAATGAGTTTGCGCCAAGCCCAGTGGATATTACATGATAATTATTGCCTGTGACTATTCCTCCGGGAAGTGTACCGTTGGTGCTAAATTTTATCACATCTCCTGCAACCAATCCATGTGAGGTCACAGTAATCACAGCTGGTGATGCTACACTAATTGTAGCAGGCAGTGTTCCTCCAGCCACAGCAGTCATTGTTCCTGAAGCTGTGCTTAGGGTAACTGCGGCACCACCCTGGGTGGCGCTGACAGTGATCTTAGAATCCGAAACCACACGCCCTGCAGCAGCAGCAACCACAGTGATGGTTCCACTGACTCCTGAGGTATAGGTAAAGGTAGTGGCATTGGTCACAGTAATCACTACTGCGTTGTCTGAATCTAATGCAGTACCAGTAGTATTAATGTTCACCGTTTGACCTGAGGCCAATCCGTGATTCACTGATGTCACAATAGTAGCAGCAGTGCCAGCTCTCTCTACTGTGGCAATTGGAATGTTGGCACTAAATGGACTCGACCTCACATAGTATGTGGTGCTAGCTGTGATACCGCCAAATGTAGTTCCCGAAAACACCACAGGCATACCTGGTTTAACCTGGTAACTGATAGTGCTGAGGGTGATTAAATCTGTAGTCACAGTGGTATTTGTAGCCACTAGATTATAGATAGCTGTGTCACCTGGTACATTGAGGGTTAGTTCTACATAGTCATAATTTTCTCTAAGATTAGTCTTGGTCAATCCTACGTGGTTCAGCGTGAAAGTACCCGTGCCTGCAGAGCTGGTATTGATTTCAACTCCGTTTTTAGTAAGACCGATTCTAAATTCTGTATCTGTTAGACCATCTGGCAAAACAAAATATGTTGTTTCTGCAGTGATACCAGTAGGTAGTGCACCAGTTAATGTCATAGCCAACGGTGATGCTATGGTATGACTGTTGTTAATGGTCCAGGTTGAGCCAGACCCGCTGCTTATAGTAGTACCGGCAGTGATACCAACACCTGTGAGGGTCATACCAGCAGCCACAGTGCCTGCGGTTAGACTCACAATGGTCAGGGTAGTTCCACTTATAGTCGCTGTGAATGTAGCTGTGGCTAGAAAACTTATGGTGTAGTTTTCCAGCAGCTTGTGTGTCTTTGCACCCTGTATGGTTAATCCGCTACCGTTAACAAGGGTATGTGTGCTACCACCTAACGAAGCACTGACAGTGAACTGATTAGCTTCTGGAACTGAAATCACATAATACGTGGTACCGCTGACAAATCCATTGGCAGTAGAAGTTGGTATGAACTTATCACCTAGTTTTAGTTTGTGATTCTGCTGAGTAGTAACAAGATCATCTACAATGTCTGTCACGGTGAGCAGTATTTTTATCACTGCAGGAGATGCATTAGTAATACTAACTGGATAAGGCCCGTTGGCGTCCTCCATGGAAGTAAACTGCAGTACACGATATACGGTGTCGCCGGTTTCACGCAGTTTCAGACCAGTTGACGGACGTACAGCTACATCTTCAAGACCACCGGTAAGTATAATCTGTCCATTATTTCTCAGGGTCATCACGGTGTTGTCGGGTACTACAGCAAATAGACCTTCGCTTTCTGCTCCACTGGCTCCTGTGGATAAATTTAGACGTGCCACACCTGCAGGGAAACTATCTTCTTGGGTGACGCTGGTAATAGGATATCTAAAGATAACTCCGCTGTGATCTATTTCTAGTTCTGAACTATTCAACGGCACATAGTCATAGCCGTAGACATATATGAAAAGTCCACCTACAGTATTTTCATATGTGGCTGTTGGAAAATAACATTTTACCTTCTGTGCAAAATCTTCAAAAACACTGGTAGGAGTTGGTACTTCTAAAGGATCAAATCCTTCTGCTACCAGGGCATATGTACCATGGGCACTTGACCCTCCTACAGATCTAACCTGCGCACCGTTAAGAGCATAGTAACTGATATGACAGTAGTAGGTAAACATACTAACTGCTTCTACCAATCCTCCATTTGTAGCTAAAATACCATAGCCTAGATCGTTGATCTGTGTGAAGTCGTTACACAGCAATGACCTATTGCCTGGCATTAGTATCTCATAGAGTCTTTGATAGCTGTGAACTCCTGAGCCTGCACTAGTTGTGATTACTTTAACAGTTGAACCAAATATGGCAACAATATTGAAGGTGTTATTAGCAAGGCCATCTTCAGCTACAAAATATTCCTGACCAGCAACTATCCCACTAGGCAGTGTGCCTGTGGTACTAAACACCACAGTAGCGCCAGGTTGCAGTCTATGGTCTGCTCTGGTAATTACTGCAGGTGATGCAAAGCTAATGGTGCAGGTCTGTGTGCCTGGTGCACGAGTAAATGGATTTGTGTCGTCTAATACAAGATTAGCCGAAGATCCAGCGGGATTGTACACAAAATCTCTAACATAGTTTATACGGAACACTGAATCGTCTACCAAGAATGAACAAGGTAGTTGAGGAAATCTTGATAATCCTGTGACCCCGAGAGTAAGAAAATCACCACTGGTGGTGTTATGTCGGAACTGAAGATTGCCAGCAAATCCGTCTACAAACATACCACCTGCAAATACTTGGCGATCTTTGCTTCTTGAGAATGAAGCACATTCTTGGAAGTATGGCGACTTGGCCAATACCTGACCTGTAGGATCTAAAACAGCCATGAATCCGCCATGTCCTTGTGCGGTAATAGCCTGCCAGCGCACAGAATCATTGGCTAAGAACACATCCATCTCTTCGTTGTTTTTGGGTTGATTTACGCTGCCAAATCCGGGTCCACTTTCATCAATGATATCATCAATAGCAGTGATAAGGCTAGAAACAACACTGTCCGCGCCCACTTCTGCAACAAATGCTTGATCTATGATCTGTGGGAACGTATTGTTATAAACTGGGGTAATCTCAGTATTATCTATAATACTCTGCATCAATTGGTTGAGTTTAACCAATACTTCCTGATATTGTTCTAGCTGTACAGTAATAGCATACAGAGCACTAGCACCTTGATAATATTTCAGTGCAGCACTGACTGTGCGATTATATTCTCCATACTTGAGGTCAAACACAATAGCATCTACAATTAATCCGATATCGCGTTGACATTTAGATTCTAGATATTCAAAATTGTACCAGATTGAACCGACGCCAGCTACATCAATATTGTTGTTGATCCAAGCAGTGATTTCGTTTTGTATAAATGATCTGTTTAAATCTAATAGTGTTGCAGCGGAGTCGTAGTTTCCGGGATTATTAATAGGCGGATACACCGGTGCATCAGTATCTGAAAGATAATGATAGGCATAGAGTTTCGTAGCAGTAGTTAACCCATCTATGGCTAGATCTCTACGGAATTTCTGGAACGCCCAAGGGCTTGAACTTATGCCTGGCAATGGTCTGAAAACCACTCTACGAAATTCATCACCAACAATAGAACAGTTTTGTGGGACCTTTAACGGATAGTTTTCATAGTATTCTCCGCTTTCTACCAAGATAGAGATCTGAATACTTTTACTGATGTCACCGTAGGATATAACTTCATCAGTTACAAAGTTACCAAATTTTATGTCAACGTCGAATATTTCATTGCCATCGCTGTCTAAGGCACCTGTGTGTGATAATATCTGCGCCAAGGCGCCAGAAGTTTCTCCTCGAAGAAACAGACCTTCACGAATGTCTCGACCACGTATAGCTTCGGGAGTATTAGTTAAAACGTCTCCGGTGAAATCAGTTCGGTATCCATCTGTTCGAATCCTAAATCGAGGCAGATTCACCAGCAGAGTTGGCAAGGAAGTAAAACCTGATCCTTTATCAGTGATAGTGATACTTGTGATTACCCCACCGGCAACCACAGCAGTACCAAATGCACCACTGCCACCACCACCTGTAATACGCACAGATACTAGACCGTAGCCTGTGCCACCACCACCAGGAGCGATAGAGACTGAGGCTACCTTGTAGGTTAGATCAAACGATGCCCCAGTACCAATAGCACCAATGCCCACAGGTGCTGCAGATGTTGAAATGACAGTAGATACCGCAGTTGTTCCAGGTAGAGCGGTGTATATTCCGGTAGATATTATTCTAAATGTAGATATGGCACCTGGTGTTGTGAGAGTTGTTAACACCTGTATTGTGGCCGTACCAGTGCCGGTACCACCAACTACTGATAGTATATCACCTGGAAAATAGTTAGTTCCTACTCCGTTGAGTTCGGCAGTGTCTATACTCATTCTTAGTATACCAGAAAACCCCGAACCCGATCCGGGAGCTTCGCCGATACCATCCAACGTACATGTGCCTATACCATTATTAAATGTTAATATCTTTTTATAAGGTCCGATTTCTGCCGGACCCTCTAGAACCAATTCTTCTGCACGTTTTAATGCAGCTTCTAATGTTCGATAAGCATAGGCCAACGCTCGTCCCTGTAGAGCTTTGGATACACCGGGTCTATCATCAGCACCGCTGAGAGCCACATAAAGATTCACTGTACTACCAAATGCAGATGAATCAACGTATTCTTTAGTGGCTGCGATTAATCCACCGTAAAGTTCGTCGTCGTCGGGTTCGGGACTGCGTGATAGTATCAGCGGACCACTCATAGTACCAAAAGAACCGTCTACCAGTCCTGTTTCTGGGTTAATAGCAGAAACCCCTGCTCGAGATATCTTTGAATCTGCATAATTTTTGTTAACCAATTCATGTTTGTAGATGGGACTTAACGGAGATATTGTTGTTCCAGCATCGATAATTCTGTATTGATTTCCGCCTGACCTCATGGATAGGTCACCGCCTAACTGAGGAGTAGGATCAGCTACTATTTCTGAAAATTCGCTGTTGATAGTGATTTCGTTGGGATTGGTGGTAAAGTCTATGCTGACTCCTGCACCTGCGACCAATCGCTTGAACGACAATCCGGATTCTGTGTTGTTAACAGTAACTAATGGAGTGGATCCGGTAACAGGATCATTCTGACCTACATATGTTTCCGGAGTGTCATCTAGGCCGATAAAAGTGAGGTTTTCACCTAGCCCTAGAGAACTATAAAGTTCACGGAAGTTGTCGTTGACTTTTCTGAATGAATCTCTTATGCTATCACCGGTACCATCATTGCCAATAGCACCGATATCAATTGTCTTTCTTGCCATAGTTTTTCCTAGGATTAGCAGTTGCTGAGTGTATTTAGCCCAAAGTTCTATAAGCCTAATGTAAATACACGATGTTTATCAAAACAGAAATCCAAAAGAATCATTATGTTAGACTCAGTAAACTAGGTCATCGGCATGAATATGTGAGAAACAAAATCGCAGTGATTTTGAGATGCGACAGCTGTGACAGAGAGTTTACCCGTGATCTCAAACACATGGATAAGAAGCGTCTCAGCAACAATTATTTTCATTGCTGTACAGAGTGTGACGCTAAAAGATTTGCTCAACGAATAGGAGTAGAGCAGAAAAAAATCTGGGATATGCCCGCTAGTACCACTTTGCCTGTGAGCAAGTACTAAATACAACTCCAAGGAGAATTCATTATGGAAATGTTATTAGCGATTGCAGTCGTAGTTGTTATCGGTGCTCTTGTGTATTTCAACAGAAGTTCTAAGACTCTTGATGTAAACAATGACGGTAAGGTAGATCTTGCTGATGCTAAAACTTCTGTTCAAAATGTGGTAGAAGGTGTCAAAGCTGCTGCCGATATAAACAAGGACGGGATAGTAGATGCTAAAGACGCTGCGGTGGTTGTTGACAAGGCTAAAACAGAAGTTAAAAAAGTAGCTACAAAAGCCAAGGCAGCTGCTAAGAAAGCAACAACTCGCGGTCGCAAACCAGCGGCTCAACAGTAATCTTTTTAGCCTGTTCGTATAACGCTAACGAAGCAAGATTTTTTGCTTTTGATTCGCACATGATGTCGAACTGATTTCTGAAAGTCAGTGCCCATGCATTGACCGCAGAATTCCAATAAAACTCACTGTGCGCTCTGAGTTTAGCTTTCTTGTAACCCTGTTCTAAGAGGGTCGAAAGATCGGGGCGGATGTGTCCGGGATGCCCAACAAGACAGTCTTCCCGTGAAACACTATAATGTATGACAGGCCGAACACCACGCCAGCTATCAATAACCCTTTTAACACGGTCGTCAGTCGGTTCAATATATTCTCCAGTTTTAATCCAATGATGATGAATGTCTAGTACAAGTGCGCAGTCATTGACTAGCTCAAGGCTGTCTTCTAAGCCCCAGGTCATCTCGTCGTTTTCGATTGTCAATGTATTGCGAGCTTCGGGGGTCATGCGAGCCAGCGCAGCACGTATGCCATCTGGTCCCAGTCTACCTGCGATGTGGACGTTGATCTTGAAATCTTGGAACGTTTTGCCATAGCCCATCCAACGAGCCATGTCTACATGATACTCAAATTCTTCTATTGAGCGATCGACAATACCTGGATTATCGCTAGCCAGCACAGTGAACTGACCAGGATGGAAACTAAGCCGAACACGATTCTCACGGGCCAGTTCACCCACTCGGTTAAAATTTCTTTCGGCATAGTTCCGAACATCGGGCTGCCGCCAAAACCACTTCCAACTAGGCTCAGTGTATACAGGCAATATATCACTACTGAGTCGTACCATTCTAAGATCTTCATCTAGTGTTCCTACCCTGCTGACTAATTTGTAGCAGGCTTCTATGTTTCGCTCCATCAAATCCCAAAGCCGCTGTTCTGCTTCTTGGGGATGTTCACGCAACCATCTAACTGTGGTTGAGCCTGTATTTAAGTCGCGATCGCGAGCGTTTATTTTCATTCCGTTAACTTCGGAAGGATCATTGATCCATTTGCAGGCAAAGCCTATACGTTTGTGTGTAGTGTTCATACTACAAGTATAATATCATCAGCACCAGTTGTCAACCACAAACTTATCCTGTACCGTACAGGGATTCGGATCGCCGTGAAACACCGCCACTGAGCATTCTGGGTCCGGGATAACGTCGTTGCGAACAGTGGCGAATGTGCGTTTGCCGTTGTTCATGGTGAGTTCACTGCGATTTCGGATTTCCCATTTGTAACTTTGGATCCATTCTCTAGGCCAAAATTTGATTGAATTCTGACACAGTTTCCAGATCCAATCCTGATCTCCCTGCAATCGCTGTGCATCTCTAGGATTGGTTTGGAACTGAGTCCAGATATGTGTCTGTGTGCCGTGTTCCCAGGCCATTACAGAACTATTGAGATATCGCCATGAAGCATAGAATTTTCTATTGAAATCATGTATGCCTACGAATTGTCCGGGACAATATACCGTGAGTTTGTCTATGTTAGCATGGATAACCACATCTAGATCGAAATATAATACTCGACCCCTCAAGGGTAGATCAGGATCAAACATATGAACCTTGTGCCACCAACCTCTGGGATAGTTGGCATTGGGTTGTACGATACTGCGAACATTCTCTATGGGATGTTGGTCATCTGTAAGACATACCAGTTCATAAGGAATAGTGATATGCCTTGCTATCATGTTGCGTAGTCTTTCTACGTATTCACGTCCGTATTTGTTGCCGAATCTCACACACAGGATAGTGATCTTGGTATTAGGATCGAGATCAGCCACTATGGCTGCATACTGCTGTGCGGCCTTTCTGGCTTTGGCTTCGCGCTTGATCCTTTTACGTTCTTCTTTTGACAATTCCATCTATGGCCACCAAGTCTTTTAATAACTGCTTTAACTGATTTAATGGAATCATATTAGGTCCATCGCTGGGCGCATTATCTGGATCCTCATGCACTTCCATAAATACGCCAGCAACACAGCCGGTGGCTACAGCGGCCCGTGCCAAGTACGGTACCATTGTACGGTCTCCGGATGATCGGTCTCCCAATCCTCCAGGCGCTTGGACCGAGTGAGTCGCATCCATAATAACAGGATAGCCGGTGCTAGCCATAATAGGTAAGCTGCGCATATCCACAACAAGATTATTATATCCATGGGTGTATCCTCTTTCGCATAACATAATGCGTTCATTGCCTGTTGACGCAATCTTCGCCGCAACATTTTTTATATCGTGAGGAGCAAGGAACTGACCTTTTTTAATATTGATTGCACATCCGGTAGCTCCTGCCGCTAGTAATAAATCAGTCTGTCTACATAAAAATGCAGGAATCTGTATAACATCTATACCTGCATCTGAGACCAACTGTGCCTGATAGCTTTCATGTATGTCGGTAAGCACAGGTACACCGAATTCATGTTTGATACTGTTGAGAATTTTCAAACCCTCGTCGATGCCAATACCGCGTTGGGTGCCTAAACTAGATCTATTGGCTTTGTCGAAGCTGCTTTTATAGACTAAATCGATATCTAGATCATCGCAGATTTCTTTTATAGCACCAGCAGTCTGTGCTGCATGTGTTTGGCTTTCTATCTGGCAGGGGCCAGCGATTAGGAATATTTTATTTTCGTTGCTGGCAACGATTCTATTGATAGCAAATGTACGCATAAAAACTATTTACCAATGCCTAATGACGTTGGCAATAATAAACAGGCAGGTGATAACGTGGATGATGACCCAAAAAGTTTTTAAGAACAGTGCTATTCTTGCTTCGCGGACAGTAAGAATAGGAACATCAGGACGATCGTCATCTGTTTGCCCCATTAGGTGCCCGGTCGCCCGGGCCCATATACGTTCAAAACTATTCATTCAACACTCACGTATAATAGTAATGTCGCCTTCGTATGTGGCAGAATTGCCTGCGTGTTCAAATACTTCTACAGATTTTATACGCACTGTTGGATTCAGCGGATAACGATGGTTACCGTTCTTCAACAACCAATCCATCTTGTCATAGCACAATTTAGCAAACATTTCGCAGCCTACTCCCGGCACAACACGTAGATCACAAACACCAGATCTGCGATATGGTTCTACTTGTACACGTTCTGGACTACCATCGTGTTCTGGGTATGAACTCCATCCACTCATCTCTTTGAAACGATCTAGTAAAGGATCATCTTCAGCGATCACAGTAGTGTGATCAAACATGTGATCGGCCCAGTCTTTAAAGTCTTTGAGGCCACCAAAGTCCATGCCCCAATTCTTTTCGTCTAGAGTATCACATTCAAAAATCAATCTTATTCCGATTGAGTATCCATGTAATAATGAGCAATGGCTGTGTGTGGCACGCCATTGTCTAAAGCAGCATGACAGACCTCTATCGTTGCCGTAGGTTTTCGTTGAAAGATATTTCGCCATCTCTTGCCTCCTATGCATAAAGCGAGTAAGTTTGACGACATGCAGAGTTTTTAAAGCGGGATGAATGACGTAAAAGTCCGCTGTGCCTGTGTGTATAGTTTATTATACAGCCAAGGTATTTATACCGCAACAAATTCTACGTTATTTTTCTGCCATTCTCGAGGCATCTGCCAATCTCTGTGATTTCTGATTATGAATTTTTGATCGGGATGATGCATGAACACCCGATTGATCTGATAGACCCAATAACTGTAATCTATGGCCTGCGATCCAGACTGCGCATAATTTTTGGTTCCCTTGTAGATGTTGTTCACTGCAGAATTAATAGGATACAGATCAAACCCGATAAGTTCTATCTCAGAGTATTCCAATGCTGCGGCCAACAACACAGCGAATCCACCACTGCCCCAATGATCGGGATCGTCCTTTTTGTATTCTCCTTGGTACGGCAGTTCTGGCACAGTCTTGATATTTTTGTGTTTGCGTATCTTTCTGAAATAATGGAACCATGAAGGTCTCACATAGATCAGCGTGTTTTTGGTCTGGGAATTTTCAACAGCTTCATCGGCCATTCGCCTATCACAGCAGATCAAGTGATCAACGGTGATATCTCTGTGAATGGCGTTGCAGCCAATCAGTGTGTCTGCGATTAATGAGCTTAGGTCTATGTCTCTACGGCTTTCGCCGTTTCCGAGTACCACAGCTCGAGGCATTATTCAATTCTTCCGAATCCGTTCCAAAGACCAGGACTTCCTTCAACCACACATACCCAACCTACGAATCTGCCAGCGGCTGGTTGATTGTTCCAGACGATATCTCCAACAGTATAATGACCGGAAGTTGGAAAATTATTATCGCTGAGATGTATTTTGTTATTAAATTTAATTGATCCATTTACATGTAATGCAGCTCGCGGATCGGGATTGTTAACATTAATTCCTAATGTTCCTAGCAAAGTTACTTTATTAACATTGCTACCTAGTGTAATATTACCGCCAGCTTCGATAGAAATCCTTGGAGTGTTATCAGTTACGATATCTAGGTTATGACTGGCAAATGTACCAACAAATCCCTTTACTCCATTTGTTGTGCCTAGGATTATTTCCACTCCGTCCTCAGCAATGCTGAGAGCAGCATTAGGATTTTCAATTCCTATACCTAACCTATTGGTATTACTATCATAAACTATATACTGATCAATTCTCATGCTACCATCTACAATCAATCCTTTAAGATGACCAACTTCACGTAAATTACTTTTGGTAACAGTAGCGCCTAGTTCTTTTTCATCCAGCAGTTTTATATTATTGACTGATATATTTTTGCCTTTGGCTAAATCAATATTTTCAGATACGAAAAATCTATCTGGTTTAGAAGCAAACAAAAATTGTTTATTATGTCCTTGTCCTGACCAAAGAATGCCCTTGCCATCAATATCACCTTTTATAATGATAAACGGCACCTCCGCTACATTGACATCTTTGCCAGATTCTAAAACTTCTCTAAACGAAGTTAACAGGTTATCTATAGATTGTTGATTAGGCATTTATGTGTTTCCATTTTTTCACAATCGAAATAATACAAGATTGCATATATTATTGTATTTATCAATGCAAAAAAAAACAGGCCGGAGCCTGCTTTTACCTGCGTATTTACTTTGTTATTGTACTTTGAGTAGGATAGTATCCTCGTTCATACGGCCGTTGAGCTTGATATCTACTGCTTTAATGTCCTCTAGGAACTTGCGTAGGGCTACTTTACCAGAGGCTTTGAACTCTTTGAGCTGTTCTTCTGGCTTACGTAGGGTCTTCTGTACAGATTTGATCTCATCAAAACCTGTAATGCTGGTACCCTTTACACCAAGATCGTTGAACTCTCCGGCAACATATTTGCCCAATTTACGAGTTTTGGTATTAAAAATCCATAGCTCTTTGCTACCTATAATATCTGCAGGGCTGATAGAAACCAACTTGAGCTTTTCGTCCTGCTTCATGTATTTGACCTTTTCGACAATTTTCTCTACGGGCTTGGCTTTCTTAGCACGAGGTTTACGATTAACCTTGGCTTCCTGCATCAGCATATCGCAGGCACCTAGAATGTCTTGATAGAATGCAACGATTTTTTTGACCTGTGCTTTACTTAGATGACTGTAGGCTTCTTTAAGTTGCTCGCACTTGCTTTCTTGTAGTTCGACATATTCGTTATACTGCCGATGATAATAATCTTTGATAATACGAGCGTGAGCAGCCTTGGCCTGTTTACCTTTGAGCAAATTGAGAATCTTATAAGTTTTGGGATCAAAATCTTCTGGATTCTTTGAAAAACTTTCCAATGATTCTTCAATTTCTTCGGTCATTGCGAATGTAGCTTCGCGGACACGATCTTGAATAGAAACTACGGGCGCAGTAATTTTTTCCTCATTAATTTCTGGCTCATAGTCATTTTTACCTTCTTCGATGACCTTGGCAATCTGCGCACCTAACCATTGTGCAGTATTACGACCTTCATTGAAGTCTACACGAACAGCAGGCATGCCTCTCAACAGATTTGCAGCGATAGAACCCATTGTGGTATTGCAACGGAAGTCTTTGGTGTCCTTGAACGCTTTGATCTGTTCTTTGGTATAACCGTTTTCGCCCATCCAATTGATGACTTTGGGCTTGAGATCGCGTCCATTGAACTCTAGACGATAGTAATCCATAGAATGGCGGAAGTGTCGATAAAACTCACTAGTGATCATAGTTTCGTGACCGTCCCACTTCGGACTTAGATCTCTCTGTGATTTTGAACGATGCTCTGCAACGTGCTTTTTGGATACACGAGTTTTGGTTGCTGCCTTGGCCATTCAATTGCTCCTATGAATTGACTGTATGTAATTATTATAGCACCAATCTATCATACTGTCAACCGCTCAATTTCTTCGTAGTCGCCGTCGCCGGTTTCTCTACAGATCCAAACTTCGTACGCACCCTCGTTGAGGGTCTTTTTGGCTAGTGCCTGTGCTTCTTTTCTGCTTTTGGTAGTATCTACCAGTTCTTCGTGTCCGTCAACGTCGGACCAGACCTCATAAAGTTCCCAGGTCATTTTGGTTTACTTTTCTCCTATTAGTTATATAAAGTTTTGCCAATCTCCATCAGGCGCCACTGCCCAACCAAGACGCTGGAGATCTGTCCGGATCTCGTCGGTTATACAGCCTTCTGCTACATACTGTCTACTGTCCCACGATTTGTTTTCTTCTTCATCAGGTGATACATTTCGTATACCACTACAGTACCAATCAATGTAGTCACCTTGCTGTCGCATATCTGCGATTATGCCGCCGGCATAGCGCCAAGAGCACGACCATTCTTCGCCTTTGAGCACAGGAATCACTTCCAATTTAATGAAACCGTTGTTGCACATAGCCGCATATAAATTTTGGGCATAGGCATCGTCAGCACGAACTTTCTCCAAAATCCAATCAGTGGTCAGCAGATCGTACTCCATATTGTTGGTTCTACTCTGCGGATCCTCGAACTTGTGTTTGTCATCTTCGATTATTTTGGCAAACATATCGAGATAATCATCGTTGACGGGTTCACCTTTTTCTGCCTGGCGCTTGACATAGCCTTCCTTTTGAAAGGTGTGTCGTTCAGGACTTTTTGAAATCTTTGACATCTTGAATTGCGGATTTAAGAGTTTCTGAGTAGTTAAGAGCCTGCTGTTCACTCATCGCGATAGTAGTTTCGCAACGAACATAACCTCGAGTCCATAGCATCCAGGTTAGTTTTACACGGGTAACGAAACCGTTGATGATATCTTTGACAGTCCAATCTAATTCTTGTAGATAAGGATTGTCGATGTCAAAGCGTTTCTTGGCAGTTTCAGTCCAATAATCTGTTTTTGTAGTTACATAGGTATTGACATTAACTCCGATCTCGTCTGCTTCGACTTCAAAATTTATATCATGATCCGGCTCTCCGCACCCGCATACTACTTTATAAAATTTTGAATCACCGTAATCTCCGGTCATCATGATTCCTTCTGCTGGTGTTTGTGCTTTCATTGTATAAATGGTCCGTCAAAAGTTTGTACATTAAATCGATTTTCATAGATACTATCTACCATCTTGAGATAATCTTCTTCGCTCATAACGGTGCGATAAAAACTTAGAGCCTGTACAGTCATAATAGCAGCGATTTCGATAGCCTTGTATTCTTCTAACATGACCTGATGGAAGGCCATGTACTTTTTATATATTTCTTCTTCTTTGTTTTCTAGCATCTTCTTCTCTTTTGTGTTTGAATTCTCTCTTTAACCACCATTTAAACTTCTGGAAATATTCTTCATGCGTATACTTAGGTATGTTAGATTGAAAATGTTCATCGCAATTTTCATACCATAAATCTCTTATCCAAGTTCTAAACGCACTAACTTTCATTTTAAGTCCATAAGCTCTGGCGTACTTTAATCAGTCTGATCATCATAGCTTCGTCTTCTTTTTCGTAAGCTTCTTCGATTTCGCGAGTTTTATCTAAAGCTACACGACACATTTCTGCTTCTCCGGGACTTTTATCTTCCATATCGAACAAATCATAGCCTTTGGTTCTGCGCATATCACAGTAGGCGGTCCAACCCGAAGCATCGTGTACATCGGGACGTTTTGGATAGACTTCGGTCCACCAGGTGTAGAGTTCGATTATTTC